CTAGTGTTGCTTTGTTTTTAAGGCGTAATTTCCAGTTAATTTTCATGTTAATTCCTCACTTCTAAATTTACATATTTATTGTAGAGGCTGTCGATGTATCCATTGCCTCCTAGTTTCTTGTAGCTACCGTGCATTTTATGCACGATGTCTGACTCATGGACTGTAGTATATCCACGATTGATAGCGGTAGTCATGTCTCTTTCAAGTCTCAGATACATTGTGACTAGATGAGCCTCATCATGTACTACTAACTTATCATTGACCTCACTGATCTTTTTATTATTATCCTTGCCCACTTCCTGGACAGTATCAACCGCTTGCTGGATGGTGCCTAGCTCGTCTTTTAGCTCATGAAACTGCTGTTTATTCAAGTTTCCTGATTTACTAGCACGCATACCAAACCACCCAGTGGCGATGACTCCGATAGTAGGGGCAAGTTGAGCGATAGCGTGTATCATTTTTTCAAAGATTTCAACCCATGTCATAACCTCCCCCTGTTCTAATCAATACGTGGCATAACTACGGTCAAGACGCCTTGCTGTAGCATTTCAGCAAGTGACTGCTCTTTCCAAGTGTAACCCTCTGTAGCTTGCATTTGAAACTTAAAGATAGTTTGTGTACCTTGTGGCCATTTTGGATTGGTACCAAAAGGATACACACCTGAGATGATGTCTCCGTTGTTGTAACGCTTGTCCTTAACAAGTGGCTTGATGAATGCAGCTACCTTGCTATAAGCGTGAGTTTCCATACCTCCATTTTGAGATACTGCCAAGGCAATCAAGACTTCAGTGATAGCTGATACCGTGTCAAGGTTTTCCTTGTTTTCGGTTGCTGCTTGTTCTACTTTGGTTGCCATCTCTTTGTTCTTTTGCAACTCTTGAGCCACTTTGCTGAATTTCTCGTTTTCAGCTCGATTTGGGAAATTTTCCTCATAAAGAGACTCAAGTGCAAGCTCGAAAAGCTCTGTGTTTGATAAGCTGATTTTATCAGCTGGTAGCAAGATTGGAACATTTGCCCCATTTGCATTAACAAGTGTGACCTTAGTGGCTGATACTGCACCACTTCCGTCATATTCTAAAGATTTTGAACCGTATTCTAGTTTCATATATTTTCCTTTCGTTTATTATGGGTAAGGGTCATTTGTAATATAAGTGATTGTACCCGTCCAATATTTGTTCCCTGGGGATTTACTTGTCAAGCGGATTTTTCCATCTGCTGCAAGGTGCAAAATAGCCGTACCTGTTACTGTTGAGTCTGACAAGCCTTGTAATACAAAGTTAACTTCTTGAGCTGGTCTAAATCCAGCTGGTATTGTTTCTTTGACTTCTCGATAGTCTGAAATTGTGGCAATGTCTGCGATTTTTCTTTCGGTTGAAATTGTGACAAGATTGCCATTTCTTGTTACATTACCGTTAATGAACCAGCCTAGCTCAATTTTTCTTGTAACGATTTTCTGCAAGTCATCTTTGGTAGCAACCTCTTTCCATTGAGATGGAGCCCATCTATTGTTATTGTTGTAAGTCCTAAAGAAAAACCTATTTGATGTTACCCCTGTGAAAAATTGCACGCCTTTCCAACTGTCAAGCCAATAGTTTTGAAATAGTCCCCAATCGTTACCAGTAGGGTTATCTGCGTACTTGCCACTTCTCCAACCAAACTCTGTCCCTTGCTTGTCCCAAACGTCATCCCACTGAGCACTACCTCTAGAAAGTCCTCCGTTATAATCGGTTAATTGATACTGCTGAATAGGCTTGTCATTGGCAAAGATGTCTCCTTTAACGTCAAGGGCTCCACGCTCACGGATTTTGTTGACACCTACGCCTGAACGGTCATAAGAAAAAACCACGCTTTCAGTGGCCACGTTGACCATAAACTCAGTACGAGTGAATTTATCCTCAAGAATGCCGATGACCACCCATGACTGATTGGCTAGATAATTGCCTGCAAGATTAGCCTGAGAATTGACTAGACTTGATATACTTGACCAAGTACCAGTCGCTTGACCATTGTCAACGGTAAAGGCATTAGTACCTAGCTTAGCCACCTTGAAAGTCAAGGTCATTGTATTTCTTTGACGTCCTCCTACTGTGAGAGGTGCTATCTTGGCATTTCTCGTAGCGGTCAAAGTGCTAGAGGTTGAGCCTGTTCTTGCTATGCTAAAGCTGAGTGCTGGAGCAAAATACTCAAGCACTGTGACAGATACCTCTCTAGCGTCTGACCATCTACCACGGCTATCAGATACACTAGCTCTGATTTTGATTGTGCCGTGATAGTTCATAATGCCAAGGCTCCCACCGTTTGAGTTAGTGGCTTGATTTTTGCCTACGATTTCAGCACGGTATCCTGTAATGGATGATCCGTAGGTACCTTTGGCGCCATTGAAAGCCACCTTGATGTTAGAGATAACCTGAATGAACGTGTCAGAGTTTGAAATAAGGTTTTGAGCTGCACCATTCACGTCTGATAGAGTGATACCTGAGAAAGTAGGTTTGACATTTACTGGCACGCTTGCCGTGAACGTAGTGGACTGTGTTCCTGTCTTAGTAGAACCTGAGAAAGTATCTACATAGATTGTCCCTGTACCACTTGCTGAGTTAGGTATATCATTAGCAAAATCCACAGGGATTGTCCATGTAGCGGATGTGTCTACATTACTTGCAATCGTCCCTGACTTTCCAGCCCACTTATACCTCACTGTGTGCTTAAAGCTCGGATTTTGTCGGTTGATGTTGATAGTTACTGAGTTACCAATTACACCAGTTCCTACTCTCACAGAGCTAGAGCGTGGGATAGTTGTCAGGCTGACATTTGCTCTTACTGTCATTGTTTGATGCAATCCATTATTAGGATTGAACGTACAAGACAGAGCAAAGCTCTTAGTCCCGTCTGCATTATGACTGATTGTGCTTGAACCACTTGCAAGCGTGGCCTCTCCGTCCCAAACCTCCCAAGTTGGATTGCTTGAGTGGACATTACGCCCATCTAGGCTAAGAGAAAGCGTACTGTCGCCTTGCAAGTTGTAGGTATGAAAATAGACTGGTCTACTAACTGTTACACGCCAATTCACAGTAGTAGAATTGTTAGCGATATTTTGAGCGCCTTGCTCAATGTATACATTCAAGTATAGACCATTGTTTGAGTTGCTAAATTTTGCCATTTTACTCCTCTCTATCCTACATACCTAATGACATTCATGTCAGGGTTGATGTGATACTGCTCCTCTCGGTATCGTCCAATCTGAATGGTTTTAGAAAAGATACCATTCTCGATATGAATAACACCTTGACTAATATACATAACCTCAACCCCTGCTGAATACATTGAAATTCGTCCACTCGGACTAAATAGCATACTAGATGAACCGTCATTTTTACCGATGACAAGCCCCTCATTTGATGAGCTCATGTAGCTATCAATGAAATTCCAACGATCAGACAACTCTCCAAGGTCTTTGGCGATGTTTGACACACGCTGACTAGCTGAAATTAAATCTGTTTCAGCTTGAGTTCTTGCCTCCTCGTTCGATTTCACAAAGTCCTGATAGGCGCTTATCCAGTTATCAAGCGTGTCAGCACTAGCCTTGGCCTCAAGCTCAGCCTGAATAAGCCCAGCTTTCTCATTTAGAGCATTTAGTTGCTCTTGAGTCAAGCCTCGGTCAGCTTTAGAGTCAATACTTGTCTTGATTTCTTGTAGTTGAGTCTCATCGATAGCCCCTTTGTCTCCTTTAGGGCCAGGGTCTCCTTTGTCCCCTTTAGGGCCTGGAGTGCCAGGTGCACCTCTTGATCCGTCAAGCGCATTAATAAGAGTTAATTGCTCAGAGGCTACCTCTTTGTTATCAATCCATGCTGAAACAGTCAAAACCATCTTTTGATTGACATCTGAGGCGTTGACAATGTATCTAGCGCTAGTAGACTTGATGACACCGTCCACAGTCCAGCGCCAACCACTATTGATGACTTTGTTCCCTCGCATTAAGGTAGGGGTCACAATCGTCTGGCCTTGACCATTTTTAAAGGCTACACCGTTATCAGTGGCAAGTTTGATAGTGTAAGGCTTAGCCTCTTCTATCATCCTGTCTAGTTGTTGCTGAATACCCTGAGAGAGTCTATTTTCAAGCGCCTTGGCGTTTGAAAAAGTGGTCTTATTGTTTTTCGGATTGGTAAAGCTGATAGTTTGCTCGGATACCCTCATCTCAAGTAAAAGAGTAGGGCTAAAGCCGTCATCATAAACCTTGACTGTATCTCCGATTTCTAAATCTGCAAACCCCTCAGCCTCATAAGTGACAGCAGGGTAGCAATTCTTTTTGAGTTCACGGTAAGCAATAGAGCGAATGGTCTCAGGATTTTTACTCTCAACAGTCATATCTTTTCTTATCCACTGATCATCAGCTGTGCTGTGTGTGAAAGTACTCGGATACATCTGCATTGAAAGAGGTGCATATAGTGCAGCACCTGACTGATAGAACTCACGCTCGCCCTTTGCATTGTTGACTGACCAAGCTCCAAGACCTCGGATGTCTACGATGTTTCCTTGGTCATCTTTACCAGTAGGGACTATGGTGTTGAATATTCCAGTCTTGTCAATCGTCCTAGTGATTGTCTTGAGGTTTTTGCCGTACTCTAAGACCTTTGGACTGACTTGACCTACCCCTTGATGATTGTCATCATGTTCATGATATACATTGACTGTGAATGACTTGATAGAGCTGTCAGCGTTGAGGCGTGTGTCAAACTCGATTTCGGCACCGAACTTCTTAGCTAGACTTAACAGTCTATTGAGCTTGGTATCTGTACCCTCCCACTCAGCAGAAATTTTCTTGTCTGATACCTCGTTAATACCGATTTTCAAGAAAGTATAATTTAGTAAGTCCATAGCCTCGCAAAACTCTTTAAAAGTCATAGCTTTAGGGGACTTGTAAGGTATAGAGTACTCATTGATCAGCTCAAGGTTTAGATTGATACCGTGACACTTGATGACTTTTTCATTCTCCTCAACTTTTCGGATAGTGTGTAGGTAAGTCTTGCCTTTATACTGAAATGAGACAAAGGCCTTTTCATTGAGTGTGTTATAGGCTCTTTTCTGTCCTACATCTGAGATAATAGCCTTTTTAAATACAGTAAAATCAAAGATACTAGACCCTGTCTCAAGGTATCTTGTCCAGCTGTCATTGAAATAGTTCAATGTATCTTGTTTTTCATTGTCAACAAATGCAACTTTTCGCAAATTTGAGTCATGTATTGTCAATAACATTGCTTATAGATACCTTTCTTTAAATTCTACTGTGACTGTAGGCTTAGTCTTGACCCAGCTTGAGCAATAGACCTCAAGTTGACTATTTCCAGGGGGTATAGTCAAAAATTTTGAACCTTGGACAATGTCCACAATCTTCTCAATGCCATCCACTGTGACTGTGTCATTCTCACTATTAAGTACAATGTTTGAACCGATTGGATAGCGGTTAGGCACATCTCCGATTGTAGGCACAAAATCCTTACGATACATCAACTCATCAAGATACATGTGAGATACAATAGGCTTGTTATGAAATGCTCCAATAGTTGCATGGATTTTAGCTGATTTACGGCCTTTAATCTCAGGGATAACAAAAGTGTAATAAGAGCCGTTATAATAAACTTGCACCCTGTCATTATTTCTTCTCAGTTCAAATTGTCCTCTTTCTGAGCTGAATGGGTTTAGGCGTTTGTCTGCTGTTCCTGTAAAAGTAAAGCATTTCAAAAAATCATATTTAGAATTAGAGTCAGGCCTTAATACGTTAAATTCACACCCTTGTCCATTTGAGCGTTTGAACGTTTCAACCCCATATAAAAATTGGCCATTACTGTCTGATACCGTTATCTTGATATAGCCATACTGTCCAGCATTTTCTGATTGAAAAACTTGCTTACAAAAAATGTAATCATTAAGTGAGCCTCTTTCGCCTGATGTGTCATCAGGTACATCCCATGACATCCCTGTAGAGTAGTGACTAGCCTGTCCTTGGATTGGTTGCTCTCTCAATTTGATGTGTTTCCGTCCCCAAAGACTAAAGACCTCAGCTGTGCCAGCCTCATTCTCATTGGCAGAGTTAGAGTAGTTAGTGATTGATTTATTTTTCACAGCTCTAGCAAAACCATCAGCGATTTTATCGCCTCGAAAATCAAGCAAAATCTCAGAGCGTTTGACTAGACCTGTATCAGCCTCCTCACGGTCTCCGATTTCAAGAGCCCCACTGATATTGACAAGACCAATGTAGCCATTCTCAGCATTGTGCTTGACCTTAACTACAGGAAAAGCCTTGACATTTCCATCATTTGTAAGATCAAAGACAATTTTGTCTCTCTGTTCCTGACCATTGTCAAAGCGTCGATAGGTTGAACTATGAGCGACTCCATCAGGTACTAAGAGCTCAAACTCGCCCTTTTGGAACCATCTTGTCACATTCTCCATGTCTACAGAGCCTCTGACAAGACCCATGTAGTACTTATCAGGCTCATCTGTGATGACTACCTTGACAGCCTCTGAGGTGTTGAATATACCAGCCAATTTGTGCTTGGCTGTTTCTAGTGTCATGCCTGTCCCATATTGCATAGCAAACTTGACTTTGATGACTTTAGCGCCTGTTCTTACCTCTTGCAGATTGACTCCTAAAAGTGGAGCGTCATTAGTAGTGATGTTGCGCTCATTCCCTACTGGTCTGATAATTTCAATGATGTCAATGACCTCAGAGAGGTCAAATCCATTGATTGTGATTGTGTCATTATTCATTAGATAATCCCTCTCATCATGTTATCTAGCATTAGCTTGTCATTTTGATAATCAGTCATTGGTTGTCCGATTTTAGCGACTAGAGTACCATCATCTAACACCATATTCACAGGGCGCTTGACAGCCTCCTCAGCCACTTCAAGAGCCTTGGCAAGTGCTTTGTCAGCTTGGTCACGGATGACCTCAATCTGACTTGTCTCAGCTCTCTCTGTGAGTGATTTTAGTTTGAATTGACTTGATAAGGTGCCATTGCCTAGCCCTAGCAAATCCTCAGCTTTAAATTTGAAAGCTGACATCTCATCCTGGACATAAGCTAGACTATCCACTACATCAGAGCTATTCTGTTCAATCCCTACAGCGATACCTTGAGCGATATAGCGTCCGACATTGTCTCTAAATAGTCTTGATGGGCTGTGGATTTTAGCCTTAGCCTGTGCAGCTCTCTCAGCTTGAGCGACAAGAGCATTAGCTGCAGCTGTCACAGCTCCTAAAGCTGAATACATCCCACTTGCTAACCCTTGGCCAATCATAGAGCCTACATAGCGCATAGTAGAGACACCTCTCATCCCTGTAGCTTGGATTGAGCTGACCATGGATGACATCGCTGATGTAGCTGAGGCAATTCCTGAGCGGATACCATTAGTCACACCATTGGACACCCCTTGTCCAGCACGTTGACCAGCTTGAGTCATTTGAATTGATGACTGCAAGACCACAGTGACCATCATCATCATGCTTGCTTGCACAGATGACAAAGCCTGTGTCATTGCTGAGCTGATTGCTGTAGCAAGTTGAGACATAGCTGATGAGGATGAGGTAGCTGATGAGTTAATCATCGATAATGTAGAGGCCATCATAGAGGCTCCACTTTGAGCCATCATCATTGCATTAGCTAGAGACATCAACCCTACTTGTAGAGCCGTAACGCTTGCCACAGAGCCCCCAAGGCTCGCAAATGAGCTCATGACTGATGTAGCAAAGGTGCTCATGGCTGTACTTGCCATTGTCATTGTTTCATGTAGTGTGCTGAGGCTAGTGCTCAAAGATGTCAAAACCGTAGGTAATGACTGCATAGCTACGCTTGCAAGTTGAGCAGATGTAGCAATCAACATCAATCCAGTTCCTGCTTGTTGCAATCCAGGACCAGCCGTAGCGATACCAGAGTTAGCAATAGCAGTAAGACCTGCTGAAACCACTGTCAAAGTGCTTGCTAGATCAATTAGATTGAGCCCCACAAGCAACTGAATGCCCTCAGCCATTGCCTTTACACCTAGACCTGCATTTCTTGCAGCTGTTCCAATAGATGTGAATACATTAGCGATCCCATCTAAAACCGTCCTAACTGTACCACCAACTGAGCTGATGACCGTTGAAATGCCATTGAATACACTCTCAATGCCCTTACCGATACCTTGAGCAGCCGTAGAGATTGACTCTCCAACTGACTTGAAAATATCAGCGATACCTTGTAGAGCAGTATTGATGGCTGTGCCTACAGAGATGATGATATTAGCTACACCATCCATGCCTGTCCGAATACCCTCAGCGATTGCCTGAATAATGCTAATAATCTGAGGCGCATTACTTGAAATCGTGTTGATGATCAAGGCGAAACCATTAGCGATAGCGTCAACTAATACGGCTATCCCTAGCGCAGCGACTGCGACACCTGCTCCAATTAGAGCGATTGCAGCGCCAAAGGCTAGAATACCGACTGCGCCTACTGTTAATGCTGGACCGATTGCAGCGGCACCCACGGCAAGCAAGGCAATCCCTGCCACAATAGCGACAAGAGCGATAGCAGCACCAGCTCCAGCTGATGATAATTGTATAGCAGCTTGTACTAAGATATAGACTCCAGCGGCTGCCATCAAGACACCTGCCCCAATCATAAGGACTGCGGCACCTAGTTGCATGACTGAGCTGGCACTTGTAGCGGCCGTTGTTCCGACTGCTGTATTACCAGCGCTCATTGCAGCACTTGCTCCAGCGTTTGCAAGTTGAGCCGTGGTAAGCCCTAAGATGTTACCGATTAGGCCTATGATTGTTTTTCCAAAATCAAAAGCTGACTTGAGACCTTTGGCGATTGCCACTCCAGTCTGAATGCCTTTAAAAGCCACAGCCATGGTCACTAGAGCCGTTGCTACATTTCTGATAGTGTTAGGGTCAAGCCCTTTGATAAACTTAGCAAATGAGCTCGCCATCTGTGAAACAAAATTGACGATTTTACCAGCTGCCTCTCCGATAGTCTCCCACGGGATGAGGTCTGATAGTTTGTCATATAGGTCAAGCGCTGCCTCTGATAGGTCTTTAAATGCTTGATAAGCGTTTTTAATCGCCCCAGTATTAGAGAAAGCCTCAAAGGCAAATTGAATGCCTGCAGCTAAATCTTGGATGACCTTGTTTACAAGGATGATGATATTTCCAAAACCCTCAGTAAAATTGTCAAAGATGTTGATGTGACTTGTCAGCTCTTTAAAGACTGACATGGCTGTCACTCCTATGTCTCTGAGCGTGTCAGACATATACTCAAAGACTCCAATCTTGTTAAAGACTGCAAAAAACTCTGAGACAGTCTCTCCAGCTTTAGCAAATGCACCTGTAATAGTTGAGATGAACCCATCAATGTCAATGCTCTCTAAGAATGCCCCTAGCTTATCAGCTAGACTGTCAAAATTGATTTTGTCCAAAGCGTCTGAAACTGCATTTACTGCCTTGATACCAAACTTATTAAGCTTTTCAAAGGCTGGCATGAGTTTATTAGAGAGGCTTTCTTTTGCCCCATCTATGGCTTGGTCTACTGTTTTAAACTCTGTAGCCATCTTTTGGAAAGCGTCTGAGTTCCCTGCTCGGTTGAGAGCGTCAAAGAAATCCTCAGTTTTAACTTTCCCATCCTGGACAGCTTTTACAAGATCAGCCGTAGACATTCCCATCTCTTTTGCGACTGCAGCCATACCAGCTGGAGCTTGCTCCATCATGATCTTAAAGTCCATCCAAGCAATTTTAGGCTTACTTGCCATCTGCGTTGCCTGAGTTGACAGTGATTTCATGGCTTGAGCTGGGTTTTCAGCAGAGGCTGCAAGTCCACCAAAGGCCTTAACTAGACTACCTACATTTTTTGTACCAACAGCGTCAAGCTGTGAGTAGGTACTAGCCATGTCAGAGGCTGAGTAGATGGTCTTTGTCGCAAAGTCTTGCATTTCTTCCTTTGCTGCCTTGATTTCCTCGGCTGATCGTCCAAATGCTTGGAGGTTTCCCTCAAAAGTTTTCCAGGCTTTCTGTGAACTGTTGAGCTCAGAGGCCATTTCACGGATACCACTTGTTATAGTCCCAATCCCTGCGGTAAGGGCTGAGCCAATCAAATTAGCTCCTAGGACTGACTTGAATACTGAGCCTACTTTTTGCCCTGCACTCTCAAGGCCTCCAAAAAGTGACTTGAGCTTGCTAATCCCTGATTGAGCATTAGAGCCATCCATATCAACCTTGATAGTAACTGAACCATCTGCCATTGTGTACCTCCTTTCTAAAATTAGTAGTCAAAATCTTTAGGTAGAGCATACTCTTTTTTGAGTTTCTTCATGTTCTCCTTATACTGCTTACTGTCGCCCTTTTGGGGCTTGTAAGAGCGTATTTTCAGCACCTCGGCAAACTTAGTGTCACTAGGCAGGCCATTGAGTAGAGCGTTGAACTTTTTCCAGTGCAAGCTGTTCTGAGCGTCTATGAGGTCAATGCCGTAAGCCTGGAGAAATGATGAGTAAATATACTCAGCGTCGTACTTCAAGCTAAAGAGACGATCTCCTCCATCAGATTGGCTCCTAGAGCGTATCTTGCTCTTGATTGGGTTACCTGCTAGGTCTAGTACTGGTGCTGTGTCTTTAGCTGGAATAATTCTGATATGCTCCTCAAAAATCATCTTAAAGATTGCTGTAGCCTGTTCAGGAGTTAAAACCTGAGTAAAATCTACACCAGTCAAGATTTGAATAGCCAGGAAAGGCTTGTAAAGCTCGTCAATGTCATCATCATTGATCAGCTCCACCACTTTCAAGACCTTATTAAAAGCGATATTCATTGGATACACATCATCACCAAGGACTAACTCATCTGTCAATTTCCTTGATAGGTCCAGCATGTCAGTCACCTAGATATTTTTTGAGAGCGTCTGTGTTGTTACGTTTCTCCCATTCTGAGATGACTCCAGTGATTGCCTCAAGTAAGTAGGCCATTGCGTCCACTGTAGACTCATTAGAGAATGAGTAGACCTTGTCAAACGCCTCTTTGTCAAACAGCTCAGTCCAAGAGTCTTTGACTAAGTCTTGTAACTTTTCAAAGGCCTTACTATCCTCTGTCTTAGCTAGTTTTTCGCCCTCATTTTTAAGGATTGTGCCAAGTTTTTCCATTTTTTGGATATTTTTGTCATTGGCTACAAATTCAAGTTTGAACTCTCCAAAGTCAACAGGAATGACATTGTCACGTTTTTTAATTACTACCATTTGTTTTTTTCTCCTACTAATTTTTAAGTCAAAAATAAAAAGGGGAGTCTGTTCACTCCCCTAGATCAAATCATCCACCGACTACGGCAGACTGTTTAGGTGCTGCATTCCAGCTGATAGTTGCCTCAAAGCCCTCATACTCAGAGGCCTCTCCGCCTCCGATTTTGATACCTGAGACAGTAGCGACTCCGACATATTGAGTTTTACCATCAGACTCTACCACTTTAAGCCAGACATTACGGTCATCTCCAGTTTTAAAGCGCATACCTGCGACAATAGCCTGAGCCTCGTCCTCTTTGATGTAGTCACCCTCAAAACTGTATCCGTTTTTGACAGATGTTACTACTGTTTTCTTAGTGCCATCACCGTTGTAGTATGCAATGTCATCTGTTTCCTCGTCGTTTTCAGCCTCAGCGGTTGTTACTCCGTCCGCAAGCCATTTCCAGGCGTCATTACCTGGCTCAGTAGTTGGTGCTGTTGGTAACCATGGCGCAAGAAAGTGTTTGCGCTTGGCGTTCTTCATTTTTGGCATTTAGTTTCCTCCATTTGTTTCTAATTTTGCCGTTACATCTAACATGTAAATATAAAAGCCTTGCTCATCACGGTCATTTAAGAATGGCTGTGATACTTCAAGGCCTCTGAATTGATATGAATTGTTTTTGCTAGGTAGATCCAGATTAAAATTAGCAAGAGCATGATTGATGGCCCACAAAATAGAGCTTGTTTTTTGGTGATCAGTCGTTTTGATTGCCACCTCAAAGACAAGACTAATGTCCTGCTTGCCGTTCATGTACTCTTTTAAAATCTTCCCACCTGGCAAAGGATATAGCACTAAGTCCTCTTTCTCTGACAAATAGTCAAGTCTACAAGTCAGAGAGAGGTTTAGCGTGTTGATGAAATCTCTGAGGACTTCTGAAAAATCATTGTTATTCATGCTTTTACTCCCATTGCTCTTAGTCCGACTTTTCCCCACTCACTAGAATGTAGAACCTCAGCTTTCAAGTCCCACCGCTTACCTGTTCCAGGTGTAGTGTACTTCTTAAAAACAAACGTCCTAACCTTGTTGTAGCTTGAGCCGTAAAATTGAGCTCTAGCATAAGGTCCAGGATATTTAACTCCGTCTTTTGTCGCTTGGCCACTTCCACTAAGTTCACCGCTTTTGCGTGGCACAAAGGGAGTAAAGTCAATTAACATCTGATTAGCTATTGCTAACTTCCCTTTTGCTAATGCCGTTGGGGATACCTTTTTCTCAATGCCCTTTAAATCAACCTTAACAGATACGCTTGTTCCCATCAGATACACTCCACTTCATAGCAAAATACTTTTTGTTTGTGTGGATAACTGACAGGAACTACAGAGGTCACTCTGTACTCACGTTCTCCGTCGTTGATAATGGCATTTTCAAAGGTCTTGTCTAAGATGATAGGGCAATATTTAGGGTACACAAATAACGTGCTAGGCTTGGACTCTTTGCGGTTGTTCTTCGTGCCTTGCACTTGATACTGTCTGTCAAACCTAACAGGTCTAAGGGTCACTGGGCTTTCTAAAATCACTTTACCCCATCCGTCTTTTTCTTCTGTGGTCTTCTGAATTGTCACAGTATCGATCAATAACCGTTTATCAATGTCTGTCATAACCTACCCCCCTAAAGCCAAATCCTGCCGATTTCAGAGTATTCAAGGCGTCAAGTGATAAGTTATACCTAGCGCTCTCTAAAGACTGGTCAGAGGAGTTCTTGTAGGTGATATGAGTACGCCCTAGAACCACAGTAGAGACTGATTGCTTATCATCAGCCGTAGTGATCCCACTAGCGTCCAAATATGCTACCTGGAAAGCCGTAGCCAACTTGACAGCTTGCTTTCTGTGCTTAATTTCTTTCTCAAAATCTGCAAAGCTGTAGAAATTGTTAAGAAAGAGGTTGATAGCAATCTCTGCCCTTGTTAGTAGCTTTTCAAAGTCCTCAACTTCATCAAAACCAAAATCCTTAAATTCATCTTGTGTTAAGTAGGTCATGACCTCACCGCCTTAAATTAAATAATCTGGATTTTCAGAAAGTCCTGGAATCACATCTGACTCGATTTCTTCTAGCCAGTTGTCTCCATATTCCGCAAGTGTTTGTCTATTAATTTCATCCGCCTCAGCAGCTGTCATTTCATACACATTATTTACATCAAACTGTTGCCCTGTTTTTTCCATAAAAAAGTTTGTTTTAGCTTTATATTTAGCCATTTACTTTATTCCTCCACTTCGTATCCTTGATTTTCAAAGGCTGAAATCATGATCGGGTCAGACAGGGTAAAAGAAACCCCGTCTTTTGTCAAAGTAACAGTTTTTTTGACAACTTCATCTGTCACTTCTTGGATTTCCACAACTTCATCTGTGATTTCTTCATTCTCCTTAGCCATTAGTAAGCCTCCTTATGCTGATTTGTGAACGTAGATAGCTTTCTTCTTGTTGTCAAGAACGAAAGCGTCATAACGGATACGACCCTCAACGAGCTTACCGTTAATTCCTGGTGGGTTATCGTGGATCTTGTAGTCTTCCAACTTGATAGGAGATGGAGTAGCCACAGGGTGAGCGATAATAAACTCTACATTTTGCGGCAAGCGTGATGTAGGTGTCAAAACTACTGGCAAGCCGTCAATCATACCTACTTGACCTTTGATAGTGATTTCTTGACCAAGGTCAGAATTTTTCACAAATGTTGGGTCAAGTTTGATGAGTTTGTAGAACTTAGGTGATACATGCAAGACACGGCCAGCTGTAGGGACAAAAGCGTCAGTGAGCTTAACCTGACCATCAAGAACAAGCTCGTAGGCGTTTGTTTTAGTTACTGAACCAGTAGCAATATGATCTGTATCTGCACCAGCTACGATTGTTGCAAAACGGTAAGCGTCCACTTCTGGGATAATGACTTCTGACAACTGACGCGCAAGGGCTTTTCCAGCCTCCATGACCCCATTTGTGTCCTGTTCAGATTTCTTGTCAATCGTGAATGTGAAAGAGCGATCTTTCTTCATTGTCATAGTTTGAACTGTATTCCCAAGTTCCTCAGCTTCACCGTAACGGTTTTGCCCAGTTGTCTTGTAGTCATTCATTCCTGATGTAGGGATAGAGTAGACCTTGACGGTGTCAACTCCAAGAAAATCAAAATCTTGGTTAACAATACCAGTAGATAGGGCCTCTTTAGCAAAGCGCTCATCTACTTTTTCATCAAATTTTGCTGCGTAATTTACTGCCATGTGTAATAATCCTCTTTTCTTTATTTTTGGTTTTATACGCTATCAAAGCCTGCAAATAGGGCTTTGTCCTCTGCGCTTAGATGATCGTATCCAGTTCCTGCTGGTGGATTTCCGTGCACTGAGATATTAGGGTTAGGCTGCTTGTCCTCAACTTGGAATAGGTAAGGGCTTGACTCTTTGAGTGAGTTGATTGTGTCCTCTAGTTGAGGTTTCCCATCTTCCCCTAGCTCAATTTTGTCTAGGTCAATGAATTTCATCAAATCCTCTGAGTTGTAAGCTCCTACGTCTTTCAAAGCAAGGGCTACAGCGTTTGTTTTAGTGATCTGAGCAAGGTTTGCCTCACTATCTAGCTTGTACTGCTCAAATTGGGCTTTGAGTTCTTCAAGCTGTTGTTTGCTTTCAGCACTTGCTCCCTCTTTGGCCTGTAGATCATTGATAGCTTGGGTCTGTTGCTCAAGCTGTTGTTTTAATGTGTCGTTTTCGGCTTGCAGTTCAGACTTAGCCTGTGATTTTGCGTTCTCAATACCTGCACCGTACGCTTGCATGATATTGTCAATCACTGACTTATCCTCGATACCTGCCTCAACTAACATTTCACGTTTAAGACTCATGTCTTAACTCCTCCTTTTTTACGTCACATGGACAAATTAAGACAGTTTTACGCCATGCTCCAGGGCAAAATAAAAAACCTGATGGACTTCCATAGGTTTATAGTGGTTTATAGCAATTTATTGCATGAAAAAAGCGCCTAGAATGTACTAAGCGCTATGTTTTACTAACTGTTTTGCTTTGTTGTAGTAAGGTGTTAGGAAATTGATAAATCCTTGCTTATCACTTGGGTCATGTTCCTCTAGAAACATCATCAGCTCAAAGTCATTGAGAGCGTCAAACATTTCAGGGTTTTCATTGTCCCAAGCCTCAGCAAAATACTCATCTTCTCCAAAAAGGGAGTTAAACTTAAAGGAGAAATCCCAAAAATTATCAATCTGACCACTGATCGCTTGTTCTAGCATATCTAATACTTGTTGACTGTATTTCATAATGGTTTAAATCCTTTCAGTTTTTTACGTTTCATCATAGTTACTACAACATCTGTATCAGGCTCAGTGATGTAGAGGATACCGTTATAGTACCTTGCAAGTCTACCGCCCTGCTCTGATACATAATTAGGAGGTAGAGAAAAAGCTGCCTTTACTGTTTCATAATTGTAGGTAAACGTGCCGTCTTTGCGCCTCATACGTTCTATGTAGCGTGCTATTGCATGATCTCCAAACACTATACCGTCATTCTTGAAATTAAAGTAAGCCTCTACCGCCTGTTGTTTCTGCTTGTCTGACAGTTTCTCTTGAATGTCCCCCTTGAAATAATTGACAATCCTATTATCATACCTCAAGGAGTCTTTTTCTGATTGACTCAACGACTTGAAATCACTATAAGACTTGGGTGCTTTATTTCCCAAATTTTGTAGTATTTCAGAATACTCCTTTTTAGAGCGTTTGTCAATAGTTTTGTATAGTTTTTTTACAGTGTCGTCATTATAGTAGTATTTCTCTCTAGCATAATCACGATGTAGGAAAGAGTGTTGTTTGAGATAATCTCTCATGGCTCCCTGTTTGATCCTAACCTTGCTTTTATACTTGTCTATCAGCTCCTGGTCACCTAGTTTCTCTGCCACATGCAAAAGCTCCTTAGACTTCCTGATAGACCTCTCTAGGGCTCTCTGTTTAGCCTGTACGTTTGCATTTGCTATAGCCTCCTCAGGTGTTAGGTCTTTCAAATAATCAGGCAAATCAGGCTTGTAGTTAGCCCCTGGGATGTACGGTGTCATCTCATGAGTGCAATTTATACCCTGACATCCAGCGGGATGGCCGTAGCCATAATCAGCTAATGAAAGGATACGCTCCCCTTTTTCCGTTCTAGCAACCCCTGTAGTTACTATCTGGTGCTGTAAAGGAGCACACATCTCTCTAGCTGTGGCTTTTTTGTGATAGTAAAAGGTATCTATCCCCAACTCCTCAGCTGGGGCCATTCTGACCTCACGATAGACACGCCAAGCCGTGGACTTGATGACCTGCCTAGCATAAGTGTCAGCTTTCCAATGTTTGCCTTGACTATCCGTAAATCCATAAAAACCCTTTTCAGCCCATTTCATGACTGTATCAGAGATAGCTTTATCTGATGTAGTAAGCCCTGTGACTACTTTTGCCACGCTCTCCTGGACTATGGACTGATAAACCTTTCTGACACTCATTGGTAGAGTGGTATTGATGAGGTTGTCTATATCTCCCATAGCCTGATTGACATAAGCAGCTAGATTGGTCTGAATGAGTGAGTTACCAGCAAAACCAACGCCACCAGTCGCCTCTAAAAGTTGCTGTTTGGTGTCTTTGTAGATTTTATAGCCCTCATTTTGGATAACATGCCTAAGTTGCTCCTCAGCAATGCCTGAACGGTCAGAAATGAGCTTGACATTATCCTCATTGAGTAGGCCCATCTCATTCATTTTCTCAAGTTGCCAAATATAAGGGTTATCATCAAGACTAGCAGAGCCACGCTCTTTGATACGATCTATAACCTGGTCAAAAAGGTCAAGAGTTAGCTGATGATAGATGTCTGCAACCTGACTAGCGTCAAGCATTAGCTGCTCATCATTTAGCTTGATTGGTTTCTTTTCAGTCATACCATACCCACCTCAAAAACCTACTTGGTGGCTTTAAAAATAGTTTAGCTGGGTTTAATTGAGGCAAAATAAACCTAAATAGTTTTTTCATGCTACTCTCCATACACTTCTACATCATCGGGGCTACGCTCTCCATTTGCCTCATCAATAGCATTGCCACTGATTTCAGCTTTAATTTGTTTAGCTTTTTCAGGCGTAACATTGAGCACCTTTTCAATCGCCATGACATCCGTGGCAAATCCAGCATTTACAACCTTAACCCAGTAGTCAAGTTCAGCGTTTCGGTCTGTAAAGACTCCATCATCAAGGTTAATGCTGATTTTCTCCATGTCAGGGATGTTTCCCTTGTAGAGTCCGTAGGCTTTGGCTAGCTCTAGCATTGAGATAATGAGCTCTTTCAAAGACTGCTCTACCAAGCTGACAATGCTGTTTCTCATCTGGTATGTGTCTGAGTTCTCTGATACAACCTCAGTAGCTGTTTTCAAGCTCTTACCGTCAAAGGTGAACGTGCCAGAAGATACTCCTATCTGCATTTCAAAAATCGCCAGGATCTTATTGATTGCCTTGATATAGTCATCCGATCGGATAGGCGTTGTAAGGTCTGTAATGCCTACACCCTTATCCATATCCCCTGAGTCAATCTGTTCATAGACATTACGCCCAGCCTCAAACTCACGCTTGACTGTGACATTTTCGCCCTCCTGATTGTACTCAACTTTAATCATCTGACTAGGGACGGCCACTCTACGCTGACCCATCTTAATCTCCCACATGAACTCATCATAGGTTGTATTAAGAAAGTCCATTGTAGTCTTAGCATTGTCAAAGATAGACAGCCCAAGAGCTGAGTTAATATCCTTATTGTTCATGCCTGGGGTCTTCAAGTAAGTAAAGAGTGGACGACTCAATCCGTTCAGGTCTACCACTTCCTCAAGATCCTCATAAAGGTCTGACAGAGGAACCCTAGAGCCTACCACGTTCTGATTATCAGACTTGTAGAGCTCGTTAGTAACCGTGTACTTGTCATCTTTGCCCCATTCGTGCAGCTCAATCAGCGTGTAAAACTTCTGCTTATTACCCTCTGACTTGGTTGTCTTAGTGATGATAGCAGCACTAGAGACGTCCTGTGTGTTGCTTTGCAGAGGCAAGAAGACAGGCGCCTGAATGAAAGAGACTCTTACTTTGTCTCTATCAATGTATGGCCTCATAGCCAATCCACCAAGCGCCAACCCACTCTCTAGGTAGCGCTCAAAATTCTTGACAAATCTGTCATCTTGTAGCTGTTTCTGAATAAATTTGTTAGCGTCCTTGTCGTCTAGCTTGATTTCAGCCTGTTCATTAAACACTAGGCTTGCAATCTTCTTGGCTGCTGTACGTCCAATAGGCAGATGATTGAAAGCTCGCTTTTGAGGCGTGCCGTTGCTGTCAATGTATTCAATCTGTGGATAATGCCCTGCATAATACTTGAGATTTTCCCTGATACGGTCATACTCTGTGGATGACACTGCTATTTTAGGGTGATCAGTGATATTTGTTAAGTTCTGTGTTGTCATCACATACTTGCTCCTTGTGAAAAAATTCTTGATAGTCTTTACTATTCCCATTGTTAGCTCCTTTAGGCTTTAAGTCTTAGCTCTCTAGCGTTGTCTAGGACAAAATACTTGAACTCGTCTACCGTGTGGTCATCTTCCTTGATGACTTTGGGGTCATCTGTATTGAGTGACTTGTCATCATAGCGGTACATCTTATGCTCCTCTACAAATACCCTGTTATTAGGGATGTCAAGGTAGTAGAAACGCCCCTCAGCTAGTAAGCTAATAACCATGTCTATCATGGTCTGGTTTTTCTTCTTAGCAACTGGGTGCCAGCGCTCGCCATAGTCTTTGAAATACTGGTTACGCAAAGCCCCCTCAGCACTATCAATAGTCATTTTTAATTTAGGTACTCTGTAGGTCTTCATGACCTTGTCTATAAAGTCATGGATCATCACAGAGAGCTCACTAGGGGCCTTTTTGATGGTCTTTCCAGCTGGACTATAGTAAAACGTATCAAGCAAGATAACATTACCCTTGGCAGTTAGCCCATAAGCTCCGCAGGCCGTTGCTGATTGCTGGTGTCCTGTATCCAGGGCAAATGATATACCGATAAGCCTATCATCCTCTGGTAGGCTCTGTAGTGGTTTAAAATAGCTCATGTTATAGACATGATTACCTAAACCGATTACCTCGCCTAGATACATCCATCTATAGTAGTCAGGGTCCGTCTCCTTGTAGCGTTCTATCTTGTCTTTCATCTGCTTAGACAAAAAACCTAACTTGTCATCAAGGTAGGTGCTGTGATGTATCATGTAAGTAGGGTCACTAGCTTTCTCAGCAACCCACTCATTTATCCAGTCGTAAGGATTGCGTGGAGGGTTGTATGTGAAATAGACTTTGACCTCTTTGCCGTTTGGCAGCTCTTGACGGATGAAAGTATCCTCAACTATGTCAATATCCTCACGGCCTGCAAACTCAGCCAATTCCTCAAACCATACAGCCATTACATAGCCTTTAGCTATCTTCTGGGATTTGAGTTTCATCGGATCGTCTACACCGTAGAAATAAAAGGCTGTACCTGTCTTCTTATGTGTAATCTGTAAGGGAGATTTCCCAAACTTGAACTGATTAGCTAGCCCCATCTCATAGATGGCCCATCTTATCTGCTCATACACTGACATTCTCAAGTACTTGCCTACTTTTCGCAAGACTACCACATTACCCATAGGATCATTGATGAAATCATTTACAAGGTCAATAGAGACTACTGATGACTTAGTAGAGGCACGGCCACCCTTGAGAACTATGTGGCTCTTGAGTGTGTAGAGGACTTCATCAAATACTGGGTTAATCAGTTTCGCTAGGTTCAGTATTGCCATTATACTCACTCCTATCAAATGTAAATCCAGTAATGACTGTGTCATCTTCATTACCTGAGCCTAACTGTGCCTTGAGATTTTCAATTCTAAGGCGTTGCTCCTCTGTAACAAGCGGAGAGCGTGTAAGCTCGTCATAAGTCTTGATCATGCCTCTAAGCTCAGTCTGAGCTCTTGCTATTGCAACTAAAGCCTTGCCTTGCTTATCCCATGATGTATGAATTTCATAGCTTGCTCCACCTTTTGCTGTGGTAGCTATAAGTACGCTTGTAGTATCCTCAACATCCTGAACGTAAAGAATACGCTGAGCATGTAGTAAATTAGCATAGGTCAGCGTGATATTTTCCCAAAGGATGTCTATAGGCTGTTTTTCTGAAAGCTCTTGCGCTATCTCATATACCTCTTTAGGGAGGTACTTAGCAAACAGCCCATGTTTGAGGGCGTTGGTGTTTCCCTTAGGTGCTCCATGTCCCAGAGCGTTTTTACTGCCCTTGGGAGCGCCCCTCGGATTTTTGGAGCGTTCCGTATTTTTCTTTTGGAACGTTCCTTTTATTTTAGGTTCCCATTTGTCTTTACTTTTCCAACCTCGGACAGTGCCAGCTGAAACACCCAAACGCTCAGCAATCTCAATCAGTTCAATGTTTCCATTGTTCTCTGAATAGATTTCAAATGCTTTGTCTCGGTTGGGGTCTCTTGCTCTACCCAAGCCTAAACCTCCTGCTGTTTATTTGTTTTGAAAATATAAAAAAGCCACTCAAAGAGTGACTTAGTGCAAGTAGACTACAGACTTGCGTGTTAATTAGAAATTACTTTCTTTTTTTGTTTTGTGTAGTCTTTTTTGCGATATTAAAACATCCTACTCTATCGCCACTGGTAACCCAAGCCAGCAGTTTTTCAGAAGCTTTTCTAGGCCGTTGCCTAAGGTGCCTTTGCTTTAATTCTTGATACTACCATTTTAACAGATTTTAGACTTCATGCGCACTCACTTTAGCTTATGTTGTCTATGATAGTCTCCTCTAGTTCAGACTCAGCCTGTTTGCGTAATCTGTAATAGGTTGCCTTACTAATTCTCAAATTGTCGCAAATATCCTCAATATAGGTCTTAGTAATGTAAGTCATTCTAAGGACGGACCTACTTTTTGGAT